GAGTCACAAAATTTTGGTTTTGTTTCTGTATGGATAAGGGACTAAGTTTAATATCCCTTACATTTTGTCTAAACCAATCAAGACTATCTAGCGTCCTGTTTTCTATTTCCTCAGGACGAGCATCGTAAATATCTTGAAATAGACTTGCCATTGTCTATTATTTATGATAATTGTTGAATAAAGTGAAGTTATTTTTTTGAATATGTGTAGTTTCGGGTGTTAAATCGATAATGGTTTTAAGGTCATCAAAGGTTACATGACCAACAAACCCAATTCCGTGTCCTTCGTATGTGCCGATGTCGAAGATATCTTTTATCTCCTCGTCACATGTTCCTTCGAGAATTGGTTTTTGTCCTTGGAATAATGCAAAGACTTTTTTACAGAGTTCGTAAAGTTCTGTTCTCTCTTCACCAACATGAACCTCGAGCATATTTGTTTGGTCAACAACAAACATAGATTTGTCAGTATGATGTGCATACATTCCCCACCATTCTTCAAAAGACATTTGGTCTCCATCTAAGATATCATCTAAATCCCAAACAATAAATTTTTCATCAAATGATTCTGTATGTAAAAGACACTTATATCGGAACTGGCCTGGATGGACAAACCAGTGTAATGATGATGAACGATAAAATGCTTGTGGTATGGAATACAATCCAGTGGTTCGAATGAAGTTGGTTAACCATTGCATCTTGACTGCATGGAAACAATCGTTATTGATATGAATACCCATCCACTGATTCCAATTGTTCTGTTCGAACAATTCTATTTTGTATCCATACTTCAATAGTCTATAAGCATAGAATACAGACCATGGTATTTTCTTATCACCTAGTTCTTGTAATCTTGTTTGTGTGTCTACGATTCCTTCTTTGATACATTCACCGAGTGTAAGTATCTTTGGTTTGTTTTCAATATCGTTATACAAGCTTTTTATCTTATCTTCATTTCCTTCGGAGATGATTTCATGAGACTTTCCATGCTCTGTTGAGTAGGAGTAAACTGGAATGTTTTCTCTTGGTTCTATTTTCTTCATTAGTTGTATTCCGATAAATGTATTTCAATCAGTTTCAAGTCGTCAGGTGTATCTACGGATAATCCCTCATCTTCCACCTCAACCATTTTTACATTAAACCCATGTTCTACGAATCTTAACATCTCTACTGATTCTGCTTTCTCTATTTTACTTGCTGGTAATTCAGAAAACAATTTAAGCATATGTCTACTGAATGCATAGAGACCTAACTGTTGATATCTTTGAGTTTGAACCTTTTTCTCAAAAGGTATGGGTAGACGGGAATAATAAACTGCATTATAGTTGTTATCAAATACAACTTTAACAACATTACTATCATACAGTTTATACTCCTCACTAATAGGAACATATGCGTTTGATACACCGATAGCTGGTTCGAATGTTTCGACTAACTTATCAATTGCATCAGGATTAATCAGGGGTTCATCTCCTTGTATGTTTACAAAGATTGCACCATCGATTAAATCAAGAGCTCTGGCACATCTATCTGTTCCAGTAAAACACTTGTCATCTCCAATGATACATCTCATTTCGTTTTTTGCACAAAAGGAATTGATTCGTTCATCGTCTGTTAACACCACGACTGTGTCTAGTGTCTTTGCAAGACATGCTCTATCATATACCCTTTTAATCATGGGTATGCCTTTTATATCTGCAAGAGGTTTTCCCTCAAAACGAGAAGAAGACCATCGTGCTGGAATTAATCCAACAACGAGATTAGAGTTTTTATCGATTTTACTGAGACTTCGCATCGTCCATATCCATATTCTGCATGTATGAAGTCGACTCCTGCTCTTTCAGCACATTGTCTATCGGTATCCATGTCTCCAACATAGACTGTATCACTTGGGTCGACATTACAGAATGCCATAGTATATAGTAATTGGTCAGGAGCTGGTTTTCCTCTCAGTCCTTGTTTGGGTGAACAGACATAATCGAACTTTGGAAATTTTTCTCCATCTAATATGAGAGAACCTATGACATTTTTAACACGATTAATATCTTTGGAAGTGCAAATTGCAATTTTACAACCTCTATCTTTCAATTCTTGTAAGACTCTGATTGCATTTGGGTAAATTTTGACTTCATCTAATGCAAGATTAGATGCTTCATCGTAAGTTTCTTTGATTTGTGAACGATTATGATTGATATCAAGTTCGTTTAGTATGTTATAGAATGGTTTTCCGATATGTTTTTCATATTCGGAGAAAGGAACATCGATTTTGTGTTCTAATTTTACAATTTCCCATGACATTTTCATGTTTGGGAGTGAATCTATAAGAACACCATCGAGGTCAAAGGCAAAAAGTTTCTTCATTTCTTCTTTTTTGGGACTAAGTGGTCTTCTGTAAGAATTCTAAAAGACATTCTTCGGTCTTTACACCATTCTTGAGCAGCTTTAAACTTGTCTTGGTTTGTTATATAGGTTACAACCTCATTAAGATACTTCTTAGTTCGTCTTGCAGGCTGTTTTGGGGGTAAAGTTTGCTTCTTAGGTTTGACTTCAATGATTTCTTTGACAGTTTGACCTCTCTTGTTCACATACTTAATGTAAAAATCGGGAAAATATCGATGAACTCTCTTATCGACACTCGATTTGTAAGGAATTACAATTTCTTCGGAACCCCATTCTATGATTGCATCGTTATTATCACAATAAACCATGAATCTTCGTTCCCAAAGGGAGCGATAATAGATTTTTGTAGGGTCTCCTTTGTATTTTTTGTAATTCTTCGGTTTATACTTACCACTATATGACATAAATAACACTAAACAGTTTAGGAATATTTATAATGCCAAACCTCAACAAACTTTTAAATAAAATCAATCAAGCATCCCAAGCAGTCAAGTCTGCAAAAGGTATAAAGTCTAAATTAGAACAAAAGAAAGGTGCATTGTCACAAAAACAACAACAAGCACGAAGTAATGCAGCTGATTATTTAAAAGAACAACAAGAAGAATCAAAAAGAAATCTAGAACAAAGAAGGTCATCTCTTAAAGGACAGTTTACATCTAAAAACAAAGGTAGAGAGATTGCAAAGAAAAAACCTCGAAAGGCAACAGAGCCATTGCAATATCCTTTGGGTATGAAAGATGTTGATAATTACATTGTCTTTGAAGCAAGAGCAAGAAAATCACAAGGTGGTAGGACAGGTCAAATACTTGAGGTATCAGAAAACCCACCAGCAATTGCACTCTACATATCTTCGGGATTATCATCGACTTCATCAGTCGACTATGAAGCAACAGAAATAGGTTCATTCGCAAGAGACGCTGCAAGTGCAATGGGTAGAGGTGAAGAAGGATTTTCTTTAGACACACTTGCATCAACAATTGAAAATCAGTTACAATCACTCATGGCAAATATGAACAATGCCATGGCAGGTGGTGTAGTGAATGCAATTGCTGGACGAGCAGCTAACCCAATGGAAGAACAAATGTTAAAAGGTGTTCAGTTCAGAACATTTACTTTTGAATACGACTTTTACCCACATAGTCCCGAAGAAGCAAATATGATTAATGATATAATTTTTACTTTTAGAGCATTATCATTACCCGACACTTTTGGAATGGCAGAGAACGCTGCAAACGAAAACTTCTTCAACTATCCAAATATATTTGATGTTTATTTTGAAGGCCCAATTGCAGATAGAATAGATGGGTTCCTTCCTATGGTTTGCACTGCTGTTAATGTTGACCACTTTGGTGGTGGAGAAGTAGCATACTACAGAGATGGACAACCAGTAAAAACTAGTGTGTCTTTAGAATTTGCAGAAATCAAAATTCTTACACAAGAAACATACTCACAAATATCTCCAATGTCTAAACAGATACTTGCTGGTGGTAGTCCTTCATTAATCGATAGAAACACTGGTGGTAATGCAGACCCAAGAGACAGGGAAGGTAGAAACTCTGTGTTTGGAAGAACCGAAAGTGATTCGGGTGTAACAAAGAGGGGTCAACCATAATGGCAAATCAATTATTTAAAAACTTCCCCGAGATACAATACAAATTAAATGATGGTAAGATTATTACTATCAAGGATTTCTTTCGTAAATCCAAAATCGACCAAGCTGCAGTCACTAACATTATTGATTATCAATTTTATGAACTAGAAGAAGGTGATAGACCCGATGTGGTTGCAACTAAGTTATATGGTAATAGTGATTTACATTGGACATTATTTTTAGTCAATGATTACTCAAACTATTATGAGTGGTTTAAAGATAGTGAAGTGTTTGAAAATTACATTGCAGAGAAATATGCTCACAAAGCAATCATTGCATCTAACTCAAGTGATATAGTTTCTTCAACTGGTAAATTTCTAGTTGGTGAAAAGGTTACTACAGTTAATGGAGTTGGTTATGTTCAGAAAGTAGAACCGACTTTTAATAGAATTATTGTTGATGTTGTTAGTGGTAGTATGTCAGGAACAGAAACTATTACTACAACTAGAGGTGGAGAAGCAACAGAGAAATCATTTGTCATTTCCAGTGTCATTGAACATAGAGATGCAACTGCATATTTTGTTGATACAACTTCTGAAATTAGAAGTAACAAATTTGTTGCTGGATATATTGCAAAAACACATTGGGAAAACGAGTGGGAATTAAACGAAGAGAAAAGAAAAATTAAAGTTATAAATCCTCAATTCATTGGCAAAGTCGTGTCAGAGTTTGAGAGAATAATGAAATCATGAGTAATCAAGTTCAGGGTCAATTCTTCATTGACTCTCTATCAATAGTCAATCAGTATGACGAGTCAGTTGACATTAAAAATCTAGCAACTAACTTTAAGTTATACGAATCTATTTACAACAAATTCATCACTGGTGAAATATCCATTATTGATGGATTGGACTTATTGAAAAATTACAGATTTACAGGTCAAGAGTTTATTCGTTTTTCAATTAAACAAGCAGAGGGAGTTGGTGATACTTCCGATTCAGAATTCTCAATCGACAAAACTTTTAGAATTTATAAAGTTGATAACATCAACAGAATGAGAGACACCATACAAACTTATGTCTTAAGATTTTGTGACCCCAAAATGTTAACAGTCAGAAAGAAAAAGATTAGTAAGGTTATGCGTGGTCGATACGACCAAATGTTACAGAACCTTTTAATAGATGAAGCAAACTTTAGAGTTCAGGACTTTGATTTATGGGAAGAGACATCTCCCGACAACAAACAATTCCTTGCACCAAACTTATCAATTGTCGGTTGCATGGACTATATTATAGCAAACTCTAATACAGATGACAATGGTGCATATAGAAATAGTTGTTTCTTTTATCAATCTGTAAATGGTGGATTTAGATTTGCAAGTTTTGAGACAATGGCATCAATGGAGTTTCCTTTAGAATTTTCTTATTCATTAAGAAACAATATTCTCGATACAGATGAAGAAAATATCAACTCTGAGAAAGGTCTAAATACCCAAATCTTAAGACTGGAAAAACCCGAACAGTTTAACACATTAGAAGGAACTGTCAATGGTGCTTACTCTTCTTTCATGAGAGTCTATGACCCTATCAGAAAAATAGAAGAAGAAGATTACTATGACATGAAAGAAACTTTTGATAGAAATCAAAAGGGTCATATCTCAGGTTATCCTATGATGATGCTTGAAGAAAATGAAAGAATCATGTCAACACATAACTTAATAGATGGTCAAGTATCACCCGATGTTAAAGAGATTGATGTCGAACTTCCAGCAAACCAAGAATACGATGCATTGATTCATTACGACCAAATACAACCGAATGCATTTGATAATTCATCAACACTTGGTGATGCAGTATACGAAGGAAGAACATTAGAACACAATGGTGTTTTAGAAAGAAAAGCATTGATGGAAATGCTACAACAGAATAGATTGATTGTGACGATACCTTTTAGAACAGATATATCTGCTGGGATTGTTATAAAGCTAAATATACCATCATCCTCTTCTGCACAAGATGGTGGAGATAGAGAAGATAAAGTAAACGACAATAGATACCTTATCACTGATATTGCATTTTCAGGCGACCCAATGAAAAATCAAGGTGTCTGTAATTTAGAAGTAGTAAAAGAAAGTTATGCAAGAGATATTTCTAAAGAGCAACCTTTAGAAAATGTTGCACCACCGAGAGAAACATAATGAGACATTTTTACGGAATAGTTGAAGATAGAAACGACCCACTACAAATTGGTAGGGTTCGTGTTCGTATACATGGAATTCATACAGATGACAAGAACTATATCTCAACACCCGACTTACCATGGTGTCAGGTAATCCTTCCTACTACTTCAGCATCAATATCAGGATTAGGAACACAACATGGACTCGTAGAAGGGTCAACAGTATTTGGATATTTCAGAGATAACTATATGCAAGACCCTATTGTGTTAGGTTCACTTGCTGGAATACCTGCTTCAGGATTTAAGAAAACAGTTAGAGACGAATTACTATCAAGGTCAGTAGAAAAAGGATTCAATGACCCAAGACGATTAACCGCAGCTGATTATGAGGGAACAAATGATGGTAAGAACCCACCACAAGACAGCACAAGGACTTTTGGACTAGAGAAGGGATTAGACACTGCACCTAAGTCTCCAAAGACCTTAGACATCAAATACGATGCCACAGGGTCAACAATAGAAGAACAAGAAATCACGGAAGATATGCTTCCGTTTTATCCATTATATACAGATGACTCAGATGTATCAAGTCTTGCAAGAGGTTCAGTATTAGACCACAAACTTTCAGAGAATGTAGAAGGATTTTTAGATTCAGTAGCAGAACCCGTATATCCATACAACAAAGTTTACATCTCAGAATCAGGTCATGCATTCGAAGTAGATGATACTGTAGGTAAAGAGAGAATTAATATCCATCATAGGTCAGGAACTTTCCATGAAATACATCCCGATGGTTCAGAAGTATCAAGAATTGTAAACGACCATTATCAAGTAGTTTGTAAAGATGATAAAATTTTTATAGCAGGTAATGCAGACTTAACAGTAGAGAAAGGTAATGTAACAATCAATGTGAATACTGGAAATGTAAACATGAATGTTGTGCAAGGTAATGTTGATGCTCAAATTGGTGGAACATTAAATGCAGATGTAACAGGTAACACAACATTTACTTCACCCGAAACTACAATGACTACAAATCTAACTGTAGATGGAACAGTTCATATAACAGGAAAACAAACTAACGATTCAACAATACATGCAGTCGGTGATATTTCAACCGATGCTGGAAATAGTCCAACACTTGCAACCCATAAACATGAAACAATCGTTTCTAGTGGGTCAAGTGCAGGCAAATATACTTCTAAGAAAGGTAAGTAACGAGTATAAATAGTATCATGGCAACAGAATATATCAACGAAGGAAAGACAGTCGCAGTTAAAGATTTATATTCAGATATAGATATAACTTTTACTCGTCATCCTATTTCAAACGATATAACAAAAAAGACGGATGCAGATGCAGTGAAGAGGTCAGTTAGAAATATTGTAATGACCAATCACTATGAGAGACCATTTAAACCAAACTTCGGTGGAAATATCAGAGGAATGTTGTTTGAATTGAATACACAATTGAAAACTCGTATTGCAGCCAACAGATTAAGAGACCTCATTGAGAAGTTAGAACCTAGAGTCGATAATGTCCAAGTAAGATTTATTACCGAAGACAACGACCTAAGAGTAAACATATTTTATAACATTATCAATGGTGTTAAAAACGAAGAATTAAATTACATAGTAAGCAGGGCACGATAATGGCAGTAAATAGTTCAAACTTAAATATTACCGATTTAGATTTCGATAATATTGCAGATAATCTCAAAACATTTTTAAAGGGACAAGATACATTTAAAGATTATGACTTTGAAGGGTCGTCTATTGGTGTTCTTGTTGACTTGTTAGCATATGCTTCACATATTGGTGCAGTAAACACAAACATTGCAGCGTCTGAGTTATTCTTAGATTCTGCACAAATAAGAAAGAATGTTGTATCTCGTGCAAAGGACTTAGGTTTCACTCCTGCTTCTGAAACATGTTCTAAAGCAATCGTAACATTAGAACTAAAGAATGTTAAAAATGCAGATGATACTATACCGACTGTATCCGAAATGTCAATGACAAGAGGAACAATATTCAGAACAGTTTATGAAGGTTCAAACTATAATTTTGTAACTAATTCAACCAAAGTTCCAGTGCAAGACGGAAATACATTTAGATATTCAGATGTTGAAATCCTACAGGGAACTTTTGCTCAAGACCAATTTGTTTGTGATAATCAAATTAAAAATCCAAAGTATGTTTTATCAAACGAAAGAGTTGACAAAAATAGATTGACTGTTTCAGTTAATTCAAGTGGTTCAGTATCAACATATTCATTGTCAACAAGTATTTCAGATATCACATCAACTTCAAAAGTATATTACACTCAGGAAAATGAAGATGGGTTCTTAGAAATCTATTTTGGTGATGGTATATTAGGAGCTTCTTTAAAAGATGGTGATGTTATAACAGTAGATTATATCATAGTTGATAGTGACCATGCAGATGGTGCTAGTAAGTTTGTTCTTTCAACTGCAATTAATGGGTTTAGTGATTCAGTAGTTACAGTTGGAACTAAAGCAACAGGTGGTGCAGAGAAAGAATCAATCGAGTCAATTAAATTTAAAGCAACAAAGTTCTATACTTCACAAAACAGACTCGTAACACTCAACGACTATAAAGCAAAAGTATCAGAATACTATCCAAATGCTGATGCAGTTGCAGTGTGGGGTGGTGAAGATAACGACCCACCTCAATACGGAAAGGTATTCCTAGCAATCAAACCTAAAAACTCAGATTATCTATCAGAGTCAGAGAAGAGTGTTGTTAAAGCAAATCTAAACAAACTTAATATGTTAACAGTTCAACCAGTTATAGTTGACCCCGACATTATTAAGATTCTTGTTTCAACAACATTTAAATATGACCCAACTAGAACTTCCCTAACTCAAGGTGAGTTAGAAGATGTTGTTAAAACAGGTATTGTAGATTTTGATTCTGCAAACCTAAACAACTTTGATTCAATTTTCAGACATTCAAACTTAGTAAAAGCAGTTGATGATATTGATGATGCAATTCTTTCAAATATCTCAAACATCAGACTAAGGAAAAAACTTAAACCCGAAATATCATCAAACCAAAAAGGTTACATTGTAGAATTTGGTAACGGATTTTACAATCCACATAGTGGACATAATGCAGCTGCTGGTGGTGTAATATCATCAACAGGATTTAAACTTCAAGGAGATGCAGTCAATACTATCTTCTTTGATGATGACGGACAAGGGAACCTAAGAACATATTATAACTCAGGTTCAACAAGAATTTATACGAACTCTACTGCTGGTGTAGTTGACTACAACAGTGGTAAGATTACTATCAATGCCATCGTCTTAACCTCAGTGGTTAATGCAGATAGCTCGATAGATTTTACTGTAATACCTTCATCTTCCGATGTCGTAGCACTTAGAGGTAATCTAATTGATATCGACTTGGCAGATATAAGTGTTACAGGTGAAGTAGACACCATCGCAAGTGGTGACTCAAGTGCTGGAGTTGGAGTTAAATTAACTTCGTCCAGTAGTTATTAACCGATGAATAAAGTGGTCATGGAATTTACCATGAGTAGTTTCCCATTTACTTGGATTATAGGAGAAAAAGAAAATGGCAGATAAAAAAATTACAGCATTAAGTCCTGCTGTCGCAGGGGACATCGAGGCAGATGACCTTTTGCATATAGTCGACAATCCATCAGGAACACCAACTAATAAAAAGTTGAACATTGGATTGTTGTTTGAAAACATACCTACTCACCTAGGTATCAATGATATCGAAACTTTTAGTGCAGCTGGAAGTATCAACGATGGTGGTATCGTCCTTTTGGATGGTGATTCATTATCTCAAGATGCAGCTATGACATTGAATGGCACATCCTTTGATGTGGGTCAAATTAAAATCGTCATTGCTAATACTGAACCAGCATCAACTTACAAGTTTAGATTAACAACTGATAGTAATGGTGGTCAATGGGGTGATGGTAATACAAACATCGACTTTGATAGTGTTGGCGAGGCAGTAGTATTAGTATGGTGTGGCACATCCAATGGATGGCATATCATTGCTAATTACAATGCATCAATAAGTTAAGAATATGTCACATAGAGATTTTGCAACTGATAAACTCAGTCAAAGATTACCCTCTCTTTTACCTGAATATGTAAGAGATGAGGCACCTATCTTTGAGCAATTTCTCAAGGCTTATTTTGAATTCCTTGAGGCTGAGATAATAGTTCTCAGCACTCAAGGAGACTTAGATAATTTTGTCACCGAAGATGGTGACAATTTAGTTTTAGAGACAGCAGTTAACGACCCATCTCCACAAGAAGATTCTTCAAAGATTATAACGGAGCTTACTGCTGATACTCAATTTCCAAACGATGGAACAATTAGTCCTAGAAGTGACTATGCAGAACCTTTTAAAAAGGGTGAATACATCTATGGACATAAAGGTGGGTCAATTGCAAAAATTAAAATCATACATGGTAACACACTTTATTGTGATGTTGTTTCAGGTAATGGATTTAGAAAAGATGAAGTTATCGAAGGAAGAGCCAGTGGTCAATATGGTAAAATTAAATCATTTAAAGAAAACTCTATCCTTGCAAATAATCGTCTTTTAGAATACTCAGATATCGACCACACATTAGATTCTTTTTTAGAGTATTATCAAAAAGACTTTATCCCTTCATTAGACTTGAGGGATATACAGAACACAAGATTAACAATCAAAAACATTGGTGATTTCTATCAGCAGAAAGGAACAGAGGAGTCACTTAAATTTATTTTAAGAGTTATATTAGGATTAGATGCAGAAGTTAGATATCCGATTAATGAAACAATTCATGCATCAGATTCAGACCACACCCAAGACAGAAGACTTGCAGTAGCACTTGACAATATATTCCGTCTTCCAAAAGGAACGGATAAAATTACACAATACAATATTGACGAGCCTACTAAAGTAGATGCAGAAGCAATTGTAGAATCTGTTTATGTTTTAGATGCTGGTCAAGGTCATTACTCACTTACAATCACTCAAAACCATTTCGGAACATTCGAACCCGATAGAGCTGTAACCTTCTTAGATAGAGATGGAAAAACACAATACACTGGTGTTGTAAAAGGTATACTAAAAGACATAGACCTTACAGGTTCTTCTACTGGTATACAATTGGAAGAAGAAGGTGATAGTATCTTATTAGAATCAGGATTAGCTGCAGACTATTCAGGTGTGTTTGGAGACATAACATTAAATGAAGAACCAACTAATGGTGGTAAAGTTTTATTGGATACACAAAATGCTGGAGCAATGTATAGTAAGAATGATAAAGTATTCTTTAAAGGTGCATCCAACAATAGTGATTCTACAAAAGCAGAAACCATTGTAGACTTTATCTCTAGAGGTGAGGTTCAAGAAGTTATTATAGAAGATGCTGGAACAAATTATGAAGCTGGTGATATTATCATATTCGATAATTCAAACACTGGTGGTTCAGGTGCAGAAGCAGTAATTGGTGCATTAGAAGATGTTGTTGTTTTAGAGAATGCAACACACTATGGTCAGTTTGAATATACTGCAACTGCTGGTCAAACACAATTTGGTAATGGTGTTAGAGATAACAACGGAAGAAGATTATTCTTTGATGATAGTGCAATCAGAGTATTTGTTAATGGATTAGAACAAACACATTACGATGACTTTACATTTAAAAACTCAGTTGTTGATTTTACAACTGGATTGAACGCAGGTGATGTTGTTGAAATTTATACAGACTTTAATCATCTCTTATATGAAGATGGAGATAGGATACAATATCATACAACAGTCTCATCAATAAAGCAAGTAAAAATTACATCAGGTGGATACGGATATGAAAATCTTCCACTTGTATATCCAGGCGGTTACATTTATTTTGCAGAGGCATCTTCTGTAAATGCTTTCTCAGTTGGAGAAGTTGTTACAGGAAATAATGATTCAGGCATTACTGCTCAGGTTCACAAACTTGACCCCGATAATAAAAGAATTATTGTTAAAAGAAGAACAAGTGATACAGGAGTATTCACAAGTGGTCATGTCATTCGAGGATTAACAAGTGGTGCAGAAGAGACATCAACAAATGTAAATGTATCAAGTGGAACAGGTGCAAAACTAAAAGCATTCTCAGAAAACATTGGTAGTGTTACAGGAATCAACATTCAAACACAAGGATTTAATTTTACATCTAGTCCACAAGTAGATTCAGAGAAATCATTCTTTAATATGTTGATTGATACACCAAGTGCAAATCTTATAAAAGACCAAGTCTTTACAGGTAGAATTACAGGTTCAACTGCTAAAGTTGTATCACATGATGAGAACAGAGGTATTCTAACTTTCACTGATTTAAATGGTAACTTTGTTGATAACGAAGAAGTGTTGTTTAACAATACTGATACATTTAAAATATTTAAGTTCAGACCATATAGTGCAAGAGGTATCAAAGCTGGTGAAGGTATAATCAATCCTAATCTTTTAGGAACTAAATCAACACCAAGTGCAGCTGATTCAAATCTACACGATAATTATTTGTATCAATTACATTCATATGTAATTCGTGTCGGTGAGTCAATAAACAAATATAGGTCAATCATTAAAGAACTAGTCCATCCAGCAGGTCACATATTCTTTGGAGAGGTTGCAATTAAGAATAACATTAATGCACCAGTTCCAGCTGCTGTTACTTTTGTTCCTACCATTATTATCAATGCATTCCCTTCATATGATATTCTACATGAAGAATCAACAAGAGATAGTGAAGTTGCATTATTGATGGAAGATGGTTATAAGATTAAAGGTGAAGAAGCACCCGACATGAACAGCACTGCATTTACAGAATATCTGAAAACAGTTTGTATCTATAAAGACATTGATATTCTAGTTGCAGAAGTCAGTCGTGCAGACTTTGATACAGTTAAAAAATCTCATGCAAACTTTGGTCACTTAAATATTCTAACAACTTCGACTTTAGTTAATGCAAGTGTGCATGAACCATTTAGAACAGAACAAAGAGTTAAGAAATCAGTTCGTGCAATGACAGTTGCTAACAATGGAACTAGAAATGTGTATTATTATAATGGTGAAGAGACACCGAGATTAGAACTAAGACAAGGATACACATATTACTTTACACACCCAACATCACATCCATTTAGATTCTCAGAAACATCAGATGGAACACATGGTGCTGGTGGGTCAACAGAATATACAACTGGAGTCACTAAGTATTCAGGAGTTACTATTTTAAATGTAACTGCTAGCACACCCAACACTTTATATTACTATTGTGATAATCACACATTGATGGGTGGAGAAGCTTATAAGATAACAGAAAACATGGGAACTGTTCTTGCGTTAGACTGGACAAACAGAGGTGATTACGAAAGAAAAGAAGACCATACAGAACATAAGAGACGAAGAATTTCTACAGATGGTAAAGTCTATGTCTCACAAACTCCACATCAAGAACAAAGGTTAATCTTTGAAGATGGTTCTTTTATAAAAGAAGAAGATGAAAGATTCTATCTTAGAGAAGATGCTGGAAATGAAACAGGATTTGGTTCCTACATCACCTTTGAAGATGGTGATAGAATGGAATTAGATGGATATTTTGTAGAAGGTGATATGTTCGTAACTGAACAATCAGCACAATTAGATGGTCACTATCTACAAACAGAAATTGATGGTGATGTTATTGTATTAGAAGATGGAAGTTATCTAGCACAAGAAGATTCATCAGAAAATTCAATTATATCATATGAACCATTAGGACTTACTTTAAGGAGTCTAAATATAATCAATAACCAATCAACATATAACATTTCTTATTACTTGCTGGACGAAGATGTATCAGATGATGCAGAAGAAGACCATATAGTATTAGAAAATGGGTATGGAGATATTTTACTAGAGGATGGAGTTCAGAGTGAAGGCATTAGAATTAGTGACTTGTCAGCATTCCATTCAGATTACACAATAGGAGACTTTGATAGGTATCAAAGAAAGAGAAGTAATATTGGATTTAGTTCTTATATTAAATCATCAAAAATTACAAATTCTACTTTAAGTTCCTTATAAATAGTTATAAATAATCTTAGGAGATTAAAAAAATGGCAGCAATAATTCTAGAAAAGTTCCGAACACATGCAGCGGAACAATTTATCGAGGACTTCTCAGATGATACAGAAGGGGCAACCTATATGTTCATTGGTAGGTCACATGCATGGACAGACGATACTTCACCCGATTTACCAGCAAACTCAGTTAATCAAGAAGTAGATGCATTTAATCATATGATAGCAGCTAAGAAAGTTGCATCAGGTGATGTATCACATGGATTAACAAGATACGACTGGGCATCAGGAACTACTTATGATGAATATGCACATGACATTAGTTCATCTAATCCATCAAGTGCTACTAGTGCAACAAATATTTACGATTCAAGATTCTATGTGATGACTGATGACTATAATGTTTATAAATGTATTAGGTCAGGAAGAAATTCATCAAATGCTGTAGTGGCATCTACAGTTAAACCTTCAGGAACAGACCCATCAGTTCTAGTTACCACATCTGATACAAATGCAGATAATGGTGGATATATTTGGAAATACATGTATTCAGTTTCAGCTGCCGAAACTATTAAATTTGTAACTTCTGAATTCATTCCAGTAAAAACAATCGGAGCTCAAACTGCATTAGGTGGTGTTCAAGATGATAACTCTGCACAATGGGATGTTGAGAACGAAGCAACAGATGGTCAAATCTTAAATATTAGAGTTGATAATCAAGGAAGTGGTTATACAGATGGAACTACTGCTGTTACAATTAATGGTGATGGTTCAGGTGCAACAGCAAATGCTCACATATCAGGTGGTAAGGTAACACACTTCACCATTACAGATGATGGTTCAGGTTATAAAAATGCAACTGTAGACTTATCAGGATTAGCTGGTGGTTCAAATGCAAGTGCAACTGTAATCATATCTCCGAAATACGGACATGGTGCAAACCCAGTTGAAGAACTAGGTGGAAACTATGTAATCGTAAACTCAAGACTTGAGTTTGCAGAAGGTTCAGGTGATTTCCCTACAGATAACGATTTTAGACAAATT